CAGTCTCACCCCGCAGCTCTGGCAGGAAGGGTGGAGAGAAATCTCCACAACCTGGCAAGAGTCGGCGAGACAATCCACCGGAGGACTGGACCAAGAAGACCACAAAGGCAGGTCGTCCGAAGGTGAAGGGAGGATCCAAAAGAGGAGGGTCCCGCGGCGGAGATAAAGCCACCGCGTATGCCGTGAAAGAAGCTGTGTCCCAGGCCGATGGTCTGAAGGATGCCCTCCACGAGCAGTCTGAAGAGACACGTGTCGCACAGGATGCAAACATGCACCTGCGCCGTGATCTCACCAGTGTCCAAGAGGACCTTAAACATGCCGAGGACAGACTCGGCGACAGGAGAAATAGGGTCGATAAGATCCACGACAAGCGTCGTAAGAATTTTCACTGTCAATGGCAAGACGAAACCGCGAGGTCTTACATCACATTTGTGCTGTTTGTTTTTATCCTCCCGGCGATTTTCGTTGGATGTGCTGTAATTTTCGATCAAATCGAAAGTCTGGTTTGCTGGCAATGGATGGTTGCCGGCATGCTCTACCAGTTGGCTGCGGTATACGCCGACCGCCGCATCTGCACCAAGCGCGGGTACAGATCAGCATTTTGTGAGCGCACCACCCACAGTTACTCGTCGATGACCAACCAAGACTGGGACGATGTGGACAGGCGTGCCGACGCCATGTCACTCCGGGAACTGAAGCATGTCGATGCCCGATACAGCATAGTTGCGTATCGTAAGACTTTAAATGGCGTCCTTCTTAACGTAGACACATTCGGGCAGCGCACTGGCGCCCCCGACTATCTGCTCATATCACATGAGTTGTTGGCCCAACTGACTACCCCGAATGTCATGCTGACTGATGATCCCCTTGTTCTCAAAGATAGGTTGCTCGTTTCGGTAAAGACCACACACACAATAAACTTAGATAAAGACCTCTATCAGGAGGGTGAAGATGTGGCGGGAAACACTTTGGAAGTTGCGCAAGGCCTCTGGTACCAGAACCGGCAGGCCCGCACCCGGTGTTTCTGACCCGCCCCAGCGTGAGTGGTGGACTTAGGTCGTACGCTCGCGGATATCGATACCTTGAAAATGTCATGGATCCTATCAAAGCGACGAAAGATTCGGCGGTGATCTCTAAACCGCGCGAGGTAGCTTTGGGAAAGCGCCCGGTTGTCCAGATTTCATTGGGGCCGGTGGTGGTGGGTGCAGTACGCCCACACCCCGACCCCCTGGACCCCGATACGACCATCGCTGGGGTGAAGCACAGGTTTCTTAAGAAACCGCCTACTGCGGAGCAAGAGCTGATGAAGAAATTCAGGCGGCACGTTCGCAGGCAGGTCCGGAAGGAATTTGTCCCCTTACCTTCCGATGCAGATGTGAGCGTTGAGCAATGGCTAAGCCACACTGATTACCCCGA